TTGTGTTATTAAAAGCATAAACTATAACACTAAAGGAGAATTACATGTCAGTAAACCACGACGCAATCAAAACAGCATTTGAAACATACATGTCTGAAAACGAGAAATTTACCAGCAAAGGTGTCAAAGCCGCGGCTGCTCGAGCTCGCAAAGCTCTGCAGGAAATGAGCAAGGCCATCAAAGAACGACGCAAAGAAATTACCGCAGAAAAAGAAGCCATGACTGTTGCAAAATAAATGACACGTTATTCGTTCATTCGTACCATAGTCGAAGACCCAGATCACCCAGGAGAAATGTTGTTGGACCTGGGTGATGAATTATGCGAACATCTGGATTGGAAAACTGGTGACACGCTTGAATGGATTGATAATAAAGACGGGACCTTTACCCTACGCAAATTAATCAATAAGGAAAATTAATGTTAGATCGATTTTTACCAGGCTTGGACAAAAGCCTAGCCGTGAAACTAGTACTATTTCATACCTTTGTTATTGCCATCAGCAACTGGCTTGTTCAATACAAGTTTGGTTTCTTTGGTCATCCAATCGCAGTATCAGCCTTTACATTCCCGCTTGTGATAGTGGCCACAGACCTTACAGTACGCATGGTCGGTAAGGAACTGGGACGAACAGTGGTGGCACTCAGCTTTGTGCCTGCTATTATTGCCAGCATGCTGGTTGTACTAGCAAGCGGTGCACCCACCATTACAGCAGTTCGCATTGGTGTAGGGTCAGGTGTGGCTTACCTATTGGGCACCTTGCTTGATGTATATGTGTTTCAATACTTCCGCGAAAAGTACAACAGCTGGTGGATTGCACCAACCTTGGCCAGTGTAGTGACCACAGTGATTGACACTTACACATTCTTCTTCACTGCGTTCTACAAGGGTGCTAATGCGTTTATGGCTGCCAACTGGCACATTGTTGCTACAAACCACATCATCATTAAAGTGTTGGTGGGCCTATTGGTTGTTGTGCCGGCCTACGGCTTATTGTTGAATTACTTACAGCGTAAGATCAAGCAATGAACTCTCCGTATACCACCAGCAGTCCACTGACCACTGGTGGTTACGTCACCACTGCTATTGCTAACCCCACTTGGTCAAGTACTACTGCAATGCTTACACCCAGTGGTCAGATAGAGTTAAAAGGCGACCAAGCTGACGTTGTGATAAATGGGGTCAGCTTGACCGAAACGCTGAAAGGTATACAAGACCGCTTGTGTATGGTACAGCCCAATACAGCACTAGAAGCTGAATGGGACCAACTGCGGGAGTTAGGCCAACAGTATCGCCGACTAGAAGCAGAACTAAAAGAAAAGCAACGAGCTTGGGAAATCCTAAAGAAACAAGGTTGACCAGTAATCCAACACCTGCTATAATATGTACTGTGTTTAATTAATGGATATTGTTATGAGCATGCATCTAGAAGGTCCTTGGCTTACAACCACTGGCAAACGCCGTGCCAAACCCAAGTTTGCTAGTGCCGAAGCTAAACGTCAAGCTGAAGAACAGGCAGCGGCGTGGGAACAACTTAAACAAAAACATGCACCCAAGCGAGCTGTATTTTCCAAATCTTTTACCAACAGCAAGATGCCCAAAATTGTAATCCCACGAGGCACTGCACACATTCCCAGTCTCAACACAGGTGTAGGTACAGCAGTTCGTGCTCCAGACAAGGTGTATACAGGTACCAAGGTCAAAGGCATTGGTACCATGCACAAAAGCAACGCCGTGCCTGTGTTTAGTGATGAGGAAGCAGTAGAAATTTCGACAATGCGTCGTGGTTGACAAAGACTTTCCCTGGCGTTCTAGAATTGTGTGGACGTCTGATTCTAAATTTCACTGGAATGAAATTTGTGCCCAAGTCTTGGAAGATTTTGGCATGCCAGGCGATAGATATGTCACCGAAGTTGGTTTACTTGAGATGGCCTTTATTTTTAAAGACCCACAAGACCTATTACTTTTTAAACTGAAATGGAGCGAATATGAACTTTGAACAAGCACAACTTATGCGGCGTCTTAGAGAAGGCAGCGATTGTCATACCTTTGATTTATCAGGACAAGACTTAGAGTTTGTCAAGACTGAAATTAAAAATCTCTTACATTCTGGTCCGCAGTTGGTTGAGTTTAAAAAGGCCGACGGTTCTGTACGTGTTATGAATTGCACCTTAAGTGACTTGCACGGTGCTAAGTATACACAGACCCCCGTTGTAGAAAATGCTGCCAAAGAGCCCAAAGCAAAGAAGCCCAACGAAGATGTTTGTGCTGTTTGGGATATTGATGCAGGTGCATGGCGTAGTTTCCGTTGGGATAGACTTATAAGGATAGATTACAAATTTGGGTAAGGAAGAGGCAGTACAGTTAGAAGGCACAGTGGAAGAGGCTTTGCCCAACGCTATGTTTAAGGTAAAGCTAGACACCACAAATTCTGTGGTGATTGGTGTTATTTCAGGGCGTATGCGGCAAAACAAGATCAAGATATTGCCCGGGGATCGTGTGGAAATTGAATTCTCACCCTACGACCTGGGTCGTGGGCGTATTACAAGACGCAACTAAATATCTACATGAACAACTCAATCCGCCAAGACATCAATCTAATAGAAGCCAGCACTAGACCAGCCAAACTGGAAACCACACCTTTGCCTTACGGTGAAAAAGATCTAGAACCTGTACTAAGCAAAGAAAGTTTAGAATATCACTACGGACACTTGGCCAAAGGATATGCCAAACGCTACAACGCCGGCGAAGGCAATGCTAACTTCAACCGTGCTGGTAGTTTTCTACACAACAAATTCTTTCCTCAACTACGTGCTCCAAAAGGTGCCAATCGCCCTCGAGGTGCGGTGTTGGCTCTTATTGAAGAACACTTTAAAACCTACGAAGATTTTCGTGAAGAATTCAAGAAAACAGCCATGGCCATCCAGGGCAGCGGCTGGGTATACTTGAGCACAGCAGGCACTATTAAAACCATTCCAAATCATCAAGTACGCACTGATATTTGTGTGCTAGTGGATTGGTGGGAACACGTTTGGGCCCTGGATTACCAATGGGACAAAGAACGTTACCTGGACAATATTTGGAAAATTATTGACTGGGACGTTTGCAACCAACGACTATAATATAGGTGTATTATGCAACTTGATGAATCGGCAGTGACAAAGCTCAAAGATTTACTAATCGAAGAACAAAATCCCAATCTTAAACTACGTGTATTCGTACAAGGTGGCGGCTGTTCGGGTATGCAGTACGGATTTACCTTTGACGAAGAACAAAACGACGATGACTTTGATTTTACATTTGATAATGTTATGGTGTTAGTGGATAGTATGAGTATGGAATATCTACGCAACGCTAACATACGCTACAACGATGATGCAATGGGCAGTAGTTTTGTTATTGACAACCCGCAAGCAGCCACAACATGTGGTTGTGGGTCAAGTTTTAGTCCCTCATAAGCAAAGTCTACTACATTAGTTTTTGGTAAATACTGTGACCCCAAGGACACAGTAGAATGGCCAATACCGGAAACACCCAACAACAAATTGATTATGGTGCAAGTGCTAACGATGGCACAGGCGATCCCTTACGTACCGCGTTTATCAAAACCGATGACAACTTTGATAACATCTGGTTAGCAGGCCCTGTTGGCAGCAACATAACCATAACCAACAATACAATACAGGCCAACAATACCAACGGCAATTTGATTTTGAGCCCTAATGGCGTCGGCATTGTTCAAACCAACAGCCGCGTAGTACCAAGACTAAACAACACTTATGATTTAGGATCAACCACACTGAAATACCGTACTGGTTATTTTGGCACAGGCGGACTATTTGTGGACGGCAATGTTGCTATCACAGGAAATTTAACTGCTGGCAACATCAGCTATACTGGCAACGTATTTGTGGGTGATTTGCAGGGATCGGTATACGCAGATGATTCTACCATCATGGTCGATGCTATCGACAATGAACTTTTTGCCAGCCGCGCCACAATTTCTGGCAATGTGTCAGCCACTTATTTTATAGGTAACGGTAGTCAGTTAACTGGTCTTGCAGCAACATATGGCAATGCCAATGTTGTGGCCAACTTGGCTGCTTTGGGCAGTAACCCTGTTAGTACCACTGGCAACGTCACAGCATCATATTTCTTTGGCAATGGTAGCCAACTGACCGGATTACCAGTACAATATGGCAATGCCAATGTGGTCACATTGTTGGCTGGATTTGGGTCAAACACTATTTCAACCACTGGCAATATCTCAGGTGGATTTATTTTTGGTAACTTGGCATTTGCCAATGGATTACCAGCAACTTATGGCAATGCCAATGCTGTGGCCTATGGTGAATCAGGTTGGGCTGGCAATATTGTTCCAAGTGGTAATGCTGTTTACAGTTTGGGCAATGCCACAAATCAATGGAATGATTTGTATGTGAGCAACAGCACTATTTTTATGAACAATGTGCCTATCACCTTGGGTGCGGGCAATGTGCTCGCAGTCAACGGCAATGCTGTGCTACAAAACAACAGCAACAGCTCAATTTCAACCACGGGCAACATCACAGCCAACTATTTCTTTGGCAATGGTAGTCAACTCAGCGGACTCAGTACCTCCAGTATCAGCAACGGCCTCAGCAATGTCGCCATACCCACTGCCAATGGCAATGCGACCATAACAGCCAATGCCGCATCTACTTGGACATTTGGCACAGATGGTGTGCTGACATTGCCCAATGCTGACGCCACGGGCTTTGGTAACATTTATTTTGAGGAAAACAGTAGCACCATAACTTTTGGCCTGGATGACAATGCTACCCCATACCTTTACAGTTTTTCTACATCGGGTATAACCTTGCCCAAGGGTGGCGTTGTATCAGAAGGTGCGGCACCAACGGGTCTTGGAAATACTATTGCTATAACACCGTCGGGCGGATCTGACGCTAACCAACAACTATTAGTATACCCAACTGGCAATATTGTCGAAGGTAACCATTTACATCTTACCACAGGCGATTTGTATAACACTGAACTGTTCCTGGGCAATGACAATCTCTATGTCAAGTTGGCCAACACCGGTAATGTTGTTGTCAATACCGATGACACCATAGGTAACACAGCACAGTGGACGTTTGGAACAGATGGTAACTTAACATTGCCGGGCAATATTATTGCAATAAACTATGCCAACGGTAACCGAGTAACCGGCGGCGTCACATTCAATGGCGAAGCAGTGATAGGCACAGGCACCAGCAACACACAGAGTGGACTGTATCTTGCACCGGATCCTGTGTCCCTGGCAAATGATTTATACCTGCGAGTGCGGGGCAATATCATTGACGAACCCACCCACATACATTTTGATACTGGCAACAATCAATACTACAATCAGTACATTGGCGATGACAACAAGTATATACAATTGGCCAACACCGGCAACATTGTAATCAACAGCAATGATGCGGCTGGTAACTCAGCACAGTGGACCTTTGGCACAGGTGGTACTACACAATTCCCTAATAGCGTAATACTAGCACCAGTTAGTCAAAGTATCACTATGCAGAGTGATCAATATTCACAGTTGATGTATATAAACGCTAATGTAACCGTGGCCCCAAACACGGCCATTAACTCAAACTTCTATGTAGCACAAAACAATGCTACCTTGGACATTGTCTATCGAGACGATAGTAGTAATCAACAACAGAAAAGTTGGCTCTGGAGTGTGGATGGCACCCTGACATTACCAACCGCTGGTCGAATAAATTTTGATTATCTTTCTATCAGCAGTGATGCCAATGTTTCGGCATTTTATGCTCCGGCTGGAAATGTTCAACTTGCTGCCGGCATTGGTGATGCACAAATAGTTGCAAATTCTCTAAATGATTCTAAGACCTGGACCTTTGATACTACTGGTAATTTAAGTGCTCCTGGCAACGTCAGTGCTGTTGGCAACATTGTTGGTGGTAACTTAACTGTTGGATCAGGCACCATAACTGGCGGAAATGTCAATGGTGCAAATTTCAATGGCAATGTAGCATTTGGCACTGGTATAGTAGTAGGTTCTGGCAACATTGCCGGTGGCAACATCTTAACTGCAGGCATTGTTAGTGCCACTGGCAACGTCAGTGCTGGCAACTTGAATATAACTGGAAACATTGTTGACACAGGTGCGTTGAGCATCATCACAGGCAGCAACGGAAATATTGCATTAGCACCAAATGGCACAGGTATAGTCACAGTTTCAAGTAACGTTGGTGTCACAGGTAATGTAACAGCCGCTAACTTTATCGGCAACATTTCAATCACCGGCAATGTCACTGGCACCAGTGCAAACGTCACCTTGGTTGCTGGTAGTTTCAGCACAGTGTTTGACAACACTGGTGTTGCCACATTCCCAGGCAATGTTTCAGTCACTGGCAATGTTATAACTCCCAACTTGCCAGCATTTCGCGTGTATGGAACACTCAGCACCGACATTGCCGCTAATACTACAATTACTGCAACACAAGGTGCTACAGTAGACTACAACCAAGGCAGTTACTACAACAACACCACAGGCATATTTACAGCACCAGTGGCTGGTATCTATAGTTGTTCTGCTACACTACGAGTTGGTAGCACCAGTGGATTAAACCAAGCCAGCATTCAAAAGAACAGCAACGGTTCGGGTGCCAACGTGGTGGCGTTCTGGGAAGTCACCGGCAACAGCACCAGTCCTGGTTTTGGCCACATGAGCATGGCTGGTATGACCAAGTTAGCAGTAGGCGATACTGTCAGATTACAGGTCATAGCAGGCAACGTTAACTTTGATGCCAACGACAGCTACAGTGTGACATTCCTAGGATAATATGATTATCCAAGGTGTCACGCTTAACAGTGTCAGAGTATTAGATGGTGGCGTCCAGCCCACCAACTTGATACTGTATCTTGATGCCAATAATATTTCAAGTTACTCAGGCACAGGAACTACCTTGAACGACTTGTCGGGCAATGGCTATACTCATACACTGAGTAACAGCAATATCTACACTGTCCTTAGTGGTGTAAAATGTTTCAACTGTAGTTCCGCGGGGCAGATCGTAACCGCTGTTTCAACCTCAATACAGATACCCACCAACTTTACCTACATTTCATGGACACGGGTGCGGGCATCTACAACAGGTTTTAGAACTTTGTTACGAGACTATATAGGTGGGCACCCAATAATTATCAATACAGGAACTAACATATTGGGCATGTGGGACAATGCCACCTTAACCGGTTTTAACAGTTCAGGTTATAACATGAGTGCCTATGGTGATGTCTGGGCACAATGGGCCACAGTGGGTGATGCCTCGGGACAAACATTTTATATCAACGGTCAACAGGTTGGATCAAGTGTGCCAAAATCAGTTTCGGGCGAATATCACTATGGCTGGGGAAATATTCAGGGCGGCCTGGATCAACCCTGGGGATATGTGGCCAACTTGGAATTGTATAGTATCAAACTCACCCTGGAACAGCTACAACAAAACTACTACGGACTAAAAGGAACATTTGGCGTATGATTGTTCAAGGTGTCTCTCTCAATGGTGTAACTGTAGTTGACCAATTACAGCCAGTGATCTCTAACTTGGTTCTTTATTATGATCCGAGTAATACTGCCAGCTATTCTGGCACGGGCACAACCATCAACAGTTTGGCGTCACCAAACTTGGCCGGTACCATGAGCAACATCACCTACACTGATCCGTACTTTGCCTACAATGGAACATCAAGCCAAGTCAGTGTAACTGACACGGCCGCTCTAGAGCCTGGATCGGGTAGTTGGACCATGGAAGTCTGGGTAAATCAAACGGCATCGGGCAACGACGTTGTGCTGGGTAAATTTGATCCGGGTGGTTTATCAGTTGATGTCAGTTATAGCATACGAACCACTGGTACTTCTTACTATGCTCAATTGGGTAGCGGTAGTGGCTCAGGTTCTACTTTGTTTGTGAACAGCACAACCTTTGTGGGCACACTGAATACATGGTATCAGTTGGTTTATGTGTTCACCAACGGCGGCACTCAAACATTACAAACATTTGTAAATGGTTCAAGTATTGGCACAGTGAATCATAGTTTGGCCAGCATCTTAAACACTTCAACCAACTTGTATTTGGGCAGTTACAACAACGGTGAATTTGCACAGTGGTTTGACGGCAGAATTGGTATAACCAGACTGTATAATGCCGCACTCACAGCTGGACAGGCGTTACAGAATTACAACGCTAACCGTGCTTTATACGGACTATGACCGGCATGATGAGCGTAATGTACACAGTGTCACACAGTGTCTTTGGCACTTAATTAAACAAAAAACCCGCAGAAGCGGGTTTTTCTTTGGATAGACCAGGAGTCTATTTTCTGTTGAATGCCCAATACAGCACAGCAACAGCTACCAAGCCAACAAGTCCTTGGCTACCTAACGCTGTAACCAGCTTGATTACGCCAGCTACTACATCGATGCCCAAGAAAGGCACTGCGGCTCCAAACAAAATCTGGAGTACAACACCAACAGCGATTAACTTGACGCCGATATCACACACACGGCCTAGAAAACCGCTAACCATTTCAAATGCTTTGTCCATAATAGACTCCTTTAAAAATGGGTTCTTTATGCCCATTGAAGTTATTTACGGCCCGATCCACTGCCAATTGTATAGGTGTATTAACAAGTACGGTTTGGGCTATTCATAAACAGCCATAAATACTCAAAACGAGGAATACCATGGCAAGAGAGATAATTGGCGTAGGTGCAGTACCCAACGATGGAACAGGCGATCCCTTACGTACTGCTTATATCAAATGTAATAATAACTTTGGCGAGTTGTTTAGCATAGCACAAACCAGTCCGCCGCCCAGTCTAATCGGCAGCATCGGTGACTTTGCTGGCATGTATGCATATGATGTTAATTATTTTTATTACTGTTTTCAGGATTTTGATGGCAGCAGTATAATTTGGAATCAGATCAGTGAAATCGGTAACGTGTCAGTTACTCAAATTGCCAGCGGAAACAGCAGTGTAACGTTCTCTGACATTGACGGCAATGTCATAATTTCAATTGACGGAACTTCTGATGTAGCAGTCATAACACCCACCGGGCTCAACATCACTGGTGCAATATCTGCCAACAGCAATGTTACAGGTGGCAATTTATATAGTCTTGGTTTGGTATCATCAGTTGGTACAGTTACAGCACCGTTTTTTGTAGGTAACGGTGCATTCTTAACCGGCATAACTGCAGTCACTACATATGGTAATGCCAATGTTGCTGCATATTTGCCTACTTATTCAGGAAGCCTTCCTAACTTGTCGGGCAATGTTACCACAGACGGAAACTTAACCGGTGCCATGATCTACGGAAACGGCAGTCAGTTGACTGGCATGTACGGCAACGCCAACGTGGCCACGTACCTGTCAGGATCGGTTGGCAACATTATTCCGTCGGCTAACGTTACCTACAGTTTGGGTAACGCAACAAATCAATGGAAAGATCTCTGGGTTTCCAATTCTACAATTTATATTAATTCTGTGCCTGTTACAGTTTCAGGAACTACCTTGCAAGTCAATGGCCAAGCTGTTCTCAGTAACGGAACCAGCAGTGCTGTCAGTACAACAGGAAATGTATCTGCTGCTAATTTAGTGACAACTGGTACAGTTACAGCTACCTCTACCATTACTGGTGGTAACTTTTCCACTAGCGGAACAACAAGTGCCGCAGGCAATATCACAGGTGGTAATGTATTAACTGGCGGATTGATTTCAGCTACTGCCACTATTACAGGCGGTAACTTGTCCACCAGTGGCAACTTGTCTGTTAGTGGAACAGCAAGTGCCACCGGTAATATTACAGGCGGTAATGTATTGACCACTGGCATTGTATCGGCTACTGCTACTATCACCGGTGGCAATTTATCCACTGGTGGAACAGCAATTGCCACAGGTAATATCACAGGTGGTAATGTATTGACCGCTGGTATTGTATCAGCTTCGGGTAACATAAGCGGTAGTTATTTTATAGGTAACGGTAGTGCACTTACAGGTATTACAGGTACTATTTCAGGAAATATATCCAGTGCTAATGTCACATACGTAGCACCATATACCGGTTCTGTATCTAGAACAGCTAATTCAAAATTCAGTGATACAGTTAGCGTCAAAGATTTTGGAGCAGTTGGCAATGGCATTGCCGACGACCGTGCTGCTATTCAAGCAGCAATTGATACCCAGAAAAGAGTTTACTTCCCAGAAGGCACATATCGTGTAGGAAGTGCCATTGGATGTTATTATCAAGGTCAAATACTGTACGGTGATGGCCGTAATAGATCTGTGATCTTGGCTGACAATATCAATTATTCATTTAATCTGTCAGATACAGCAGTTCTTGTATTCACTGCAGGCGAACCAGGCCCTAGTTTACGTGACATGGGTATAAAATTTGTGCAACCAGTCACTAGTAGCAGAGCTAGCTTAGTTGCATATCCTCCTGCAATTTATGCACAAAATGTGCCAAGGTTCCAAATATTAAATTGTAGAATAACCAATGGTATGACTGGAATTGACATGAGACTAAACTCAGGAGGAGCCATTATTGATGGCTTAGAAATGTCCTGCTACAACTACGGCATCAGAATCGATGGTAGTTTAGACACAGTTAGAATACTAAATTTACAATATTGGCCATTTGATATTGTGGGTACTGCTAACGAATCCATATTCTTTGACAGTACTAATCGTGGTGTTGTATCTGGTCGCTGCGACGACCTGAAAATAAACGGTTGTTTGTTCATCAACGGCGGAATTCAAGTAGAGTTGCAAACAACTGCATCTGGTACTACATTTGGTGCTATCACAGATACTGACTTTGATAATACCGCCAGTTTTAATCAAACAGGTGGTTTTATGACTATCATGGGTTGTTATTTTACCATTGGCAATGGTGCATACAATCCAATAACGTTATCCGGCGATGGAATTTTACGTGTTAACTCTTGCGAATTCTCAGCTTCGGTGGCAGTAACCAATGCATTTGTCCAAGAGTCGGGCGGATCATCTTACCTGCAAATAGATAATTGTACATTCCGAAACAGTGCAATTGGTGGCGGCTTCATTACTCAAAATGCAGGAACTGCAATTGTAAATGGCTGTCAATTTGTTGTTCCACCTAATTTGGCATTTTTAAATCCCTTAGTAGGAGTAGCTGGTGGCAGAATGAGTTTTGTAAACAACAGATGCTCTGACAAAGGAACAGGTGCCAGTAATTTAATTACTGTTGTCAGTAACAATTGGCATGTAATAACCAACAATGCAGCAGTAGGCTGGAGTTACAGTTATCCTGGTACTCAGACACAAATGGTCATAGCCAATAATAGTTAATTACAAATAGGAATATATTATAAATGGCACAGCCACAGTGGATTACAGCAGCAGGAAGTTTAGGGACCATACCCGAAGGTGTGTTTTATAGCACACCGATTGAAGCTGTGGCTGCCAACGAAACTGTGTATTATCAAGTAATTGCCGGACAGTTGCCCACTGGAATTCAAGTAACTACTAATGGCATTATCGAAGGTGTGCCCAGAAGTATTGTGTTGGTACAAGGAGTTCCGACTCCAGTCAGTGAAGATATTGTAAGTAAATTTGCAGTCAGGGCCTACACTACCCGAGTAGTCAACGGAGTCATTACAGTTGATCGATTAGCAGACCGCACCTTTACTCTCACTATCACGGGACAAGATGCTCCAGAATTTATAACTCCTAGCGGTAATGTAGGCACATTTTACGATGGTACCACAGTTGAAATACAAATTGAATACACAGATGTAGATCCCGACGACCGAGTTGTTACTCAATTAATAAGCGGAGAATTGCCACCGGGATTGTTTGTAAATAATCAAGGTCTCATATCAGGAGTAATTGCACCTTTGGTGGGCCCACCCGATACGGCCCAGGCTGGATACGACGATAGTCAATACGACCAGTATCCATTTGATTTTAGCACACGCAGTGCTAGTAAAAATTATCAATTTACATTAGAAGTTACTGACGGCAAAGAATCAAACATAAGAGTTTTTGAAATCTATGTATACTCTAAGGATTCGATGAGTGCTGATACCACAGACTTCACGGCCGACAACACATTTATTACAGCAGATGTAGTGCCCACACGCACACCTGTTTTACTGACTCCTTTGCCAGGTTCACTGGGACGTATACGCACAGATAATTTTTATGCTGTTAAATTTACCGCAGTTGACTTTGACGGTGATCCCATGCAGTATCTGATTGACGATGCACCACCTGGGCTGACCTTGAACACAACCACTGGTTGGCTATATGGTTACATTCCCAGTCAAGGCGCTACAGAAAATACTTACAATTTTGAAATCACGGTGAGAAAAACTGATCAGCCTGCTATCATTTCAGATCCCTACAGTTTCTCAATTACCTATATTGGTGACTTAGACACAGTGGTAACTTGGCTTACTGATCCTGATTTGGGAACAATTAACAACGGCAGTGTCAGCACCTTGTCAGTGCAAGCTTTCAACACCGTTGGTCGAGAATTACAATATCAGATTGTGTCAGGATCCAACAGTAGATTACCACAAGGTCTAACCTTGTTAAGCACCGGAGACATAGCTGGCACTGTGAGTTTTAATACATTTGCATTGGATCAAGGTACAACTACATTTGATAAGAATATACGCACACGCAATATAACTGAAGAAACAACATTTGATATGAAATTTACATTTACTGTGAATGCCTATGCTCCTGGTTCAGATGCCGATATTATTTCGGTATTCCGTACCTTTACTGTCACTGTGGTTAGAGCATTTAATGAACCCTATCAAGGTCTCTACATCAAGTGTATGCCACCGCAATCGGATAGGGATTTAATTTTGCAATTGGTTCAAAATCAAGATATTATACCAGAATCTCTTGTGTATAGAAATAGCGATACAAATTTTGGTGTGGCCAGTTCAGTAATATACAATCATGCTTTTGGTCTTACTGCAGCCAGCTTAGATGAATATGTTGCTGCATTAGAACTGAATCATTATTGGAAAAATTTAACACTGGGGGAAATTTCTTATGCTCAAGCCAGAAACAGTGCCGGCGAAGTCATTTATGAAGCTGTCTATAGCAGGGTCATTGATAATCTTGTCAATAACGACGGAGTAAGTGTAGACAAATCAGTTTCATTACCTTTTCCGATCAATGAAGGCGACAGCACCGAAGTTGATAAAGTTTATCCCAACAGCTTGATCAACATGCGTGATCAAGTGGTAGACACAGTGGGGCAAATCAGTACAGCATTACCAGCCTGGATGACCAGTAAACAGGCCGATGGTAGAGTATTGGGGTTTGTTCCTGCTTGGGTAATTGCTTATGTCAACCCAGGTCAAGGTGCAAGAATAGTTTACAATATTCGTGAACAATTTGGAGACCAACTAAATCAAGTAGACTTCAAAGCTGACCGATACGAAATAGATCGCAGAATGACCTATGCTTGGGAACCATACAATGACAGTACCATAAGCGGTGAATGGATTCCAGCACCTCCGGAAGCAACCACATTTGATCTGTCGGACTATGTGCCACAAACTCCCACTTCCGGCACTATTTTTGACGGAAATTCAACCAGATTCATAACAGCAGCTAACACCTACGCAACAACTGATGCGTTTGATCGTTATATTTTGTTTCCCAAGACAAATATACTCAACTAAATAGTACAAACATTTTAGGAAAGACAATGACGTCAGCAATTAACCCAAACAACATCGACGGAGCTTATCCGGTAGCCGGCCAGGACAACGACAGTCAAGGATTTCGTGATAATTTCACTAATACCAAGACTAACTTTGAATACGCAGCTGATGAAATTACCGATCTACAAAACAAAGTAGTATTGAAAGCAGCCCTAACTGGAACTACTTTAGATAATAACATGGCTGGCTCAATCTTAAGTAATGCACAGTTACAAGACATGAGCGAGACCAAAGTTGCTCTTGGTACAGTAAGTGGCAGTCAGACCATAAATTATGCAGCAGGTCCATATTATACTTTGACCACAAGTGGATCGGTAAGCTTGGCATTTTCAAACTTTTCCGTAGCGGGCACAGTGAGTCGTGTTCGTTTACAAATTACTGTGTCCAACACAGCTCATACATTAACCTTGCCGGCAGCAGTCACAGTAGGCACCAGCAACACCCAAGGACTGGTCAGTAACGTTATAACATTTGGATTAACAGGCACATACGAATTTGAATTTGAAACTAGTGATGCTGGAGCTACCATTAGTGTGTTTGATTTAAATCGCAATAGAGATCCGATGTACTTGCCCAGTTCAGAAGACTTAGGCGACACAGCAGCCGCAAGTCTTACCAAAACTACCAGCTATTTTTCAACTGCAGCACCCGAGACAGCCACGTTGGCAGCCGGTTCTCCAGGTCAAGTCAAAGTATTTGCTATGTATGCTGATATTGGTGACATGGTAATTACAGTCACTAACGCAGGATGGAAATCAAGCGGTACTGGCACTATTACATTTACTGCCATTGGACAGGCCTGTACCTTAATGTACATCAATGCAAAATGGTTCTGTATTGGCAATAATGCTGCTACATTTGCTTAATCAAAACAGTTGACATCCGTGGCCCTTTAGTGCTATTATGCATTAAAGGGCTTTTTACATTATGGAACATCCGTTAATTAACAACATTGATAATCTCACTGTAGATGAATTACAAGGCAAGATTTCAGAACTCAATAAAAAACTCAGTTTTGCTCACCGCAGCGGTAATGGCCAATTGTCTGATCAAATTCGCATGGCAATTGAAACCTTTCGCAACAAGTATCAAGAAAAGATGCAGGCCATACAAGACAATCAAAACAAAAACAATCCCGACTTTTCGGATCGAATAGACATATCATGAATGTAAAAATTGGATATACCTCGCATTTCATAGCAGGTGTTTGGTGGGATGATCGTTTAATCATGAGCACATATACTGCAACATTTAAGATGACCACAGCAACAGACAGCCCTGTAGATACCAATACAGCACTGGATCGACTCAAATACATAGTTGAAGAGTATCTACCAGATTCAGTATTCATTAAAGAAACCAACACAGATCAGATTGAACTGTTGCAAGCAGCCGGTATCAAAACCGTTGCAATGCCAGAAGAACCAGTTGACCAAATTATAGGTATGATGTTATACTCTAAGATTGGTGCTGTCATGGACGGTAGGATTGTATTGCGTAGTGTCATGCTTTCCAGCACTGCTGGCGACGATGTGATTTACGAGCACGACCTGTCTGAATCCACAGCACCATTTGATCAACCCGGCTGGTGGCAGCAGCCTACTCCTGTTTGTGAACCCGAAACTAAGCATAATTCTGAAACAAATTTGTTTGTGTTGTCCACAACAAATCCGTGGAGAGAATTGGGATTGGAATGGATCAGCGACACAGACAGCGAAGTTGACAGCGGTAATGTTTTGGTATTTACAGAATTCAGAAATGACAAAGACAAATAAATTTGGGGAAATGATCTTTGATGAACAAGATCTATGCAGTCTTGTGATGCAGGGTCAAGACATCACAAAATTCGACGGTGTATTGGTAGACCCTCCGGTGGATTTGGAAACTGCTGCCCTTATATTAGAAAATGTTCCAAAATTCATCGAATACGACAAGTATGTAGAAGAAAACTTGAGTGTGGCAGAATTTGATCATCGTAATCAACAGCGTTGGTTTATGCCCGAAGAATACAAACAGTTAGACATTGCTAAACTGGTGCTGGATCTCTGCAAAACTGATGCAGAACTGCAACGGGTTGGCGAAGAATTATTATTATACCAAGAAAGAAATCTTTTTGATTTGTTGCGATACCTTAAATATCTTGTGGATATCATGCAAGCCAATCAGTTAATTTGGGGAGTAGGACGCGGATCCAGTGTATCTAGTTATATACTTTATCTCATAGGTGTACACCGTGTCAACAGCATGTTTTATGACTTAGACCCTACAGAATTTCTACGTTAAATATTATTGATATTTTATAAAAGGATAATGAAATGACAAGAAAAATATATCGCACTGCACAAGGAAAAATAGTTGACTTGGGTGCTTTGCAATTACAAAATGAACATGTTCGTGCAGTTGGAAATATGAATGTAAATGCTCGAGGAGACTTGTTAGATAGTCAAAACAAACCTATTGACTCTCGAAATCGACAAGTAGCTCGAAATTATAAAAAACAAATTACAAATGTTAATGATAACACAGTTTATTCTGACAAACAAAAAGCCCAGAATTTATCAGCTGCAATCGAAGCGGATATTCCAGTACCGCCAGAAGATTTTGACAACAACGTTAGTCGCAAAAGTTTAGAACTTGTTCCGGAACCAGCTCCTGCTGCAGGGTTGGCAGGTGCCATTGCTCGTGCAAGATCAGTAAAACAAGAGCCGTTGACACCCACCGGCAAGACCACCGGCTTTAAGAAAATCTAAGGAACACAATGACAAAACCAGCATTTAGTCCCACTAAAGTAATGAGCCTGCGTCCACTCAAGGACACAATATTAGTCACTGACATGCAGTTTAAAGAACGTAAACTCAACAGTGGTATTGTGTTGTTGAACGACAACGGTACCACTGCCGGTATAAGGCCACGCTGGGGTCGTGTGTACGCAGTAGGTCCAGACCAAACAGAATACACAGTGGGACAGTGGATCTGTGTAGCACACGGACGTTGGACTCGAGGGGTTGAGATTGAAGATGCCGAAGGTAACACTGTTACCATTCGTAAAATTGACCCCAAAGATGTTTTACTACTATCAGACGAACAACCCAGCGACGACACCATGAGTGACGCTGTACAAGTATCACCTTCAAAACGATAACATCAATCTTGCACACTAACGCCATACATGTTATAATGCATGTATGGCGTTATTCAATAAAGGTAATCAATGAAACAGTTATGGAAAGACAAGTACAGACCCAAGACAGTGACCGAGTATGCGTTTTCTGATGAAAATTTAAAGGCCCAAGTAGAATATTGGATCAAGAATGGTAGCATTCCACAACTGCTATTGAGTGGCAGTCCGGGCACAGGTAAAACTACGTTGGCTCGTGTGTTGATCAATGAGTTAGGTGTAGATCAGTTTGACATCATGGATGCCAATGGCAGTAAAGAAGCACGTAAGATTGAGTGGATAGACAAGCTGATCAGTTTTTGTCAAACCATGCCCTACGGTGACTTCAAGGTTGTGTTGATCGACGAAGCCGACTATATGAATCCCAATTCAGTGCAACCTGCACTGCGAGCCTTAATGGAAGATTACAGTGAGTCAGTGAGATTTATTTTGACCTGTAACTATCCCAACAAGATCTTGCCAGCCATACACAGTCGTTGCACAAACGTACACATTGACAAACCCGATGTCACAGAGTTTACTGCTCGCGCTGCCACTGTATTGGTCACCGAAGGCGTAGAATTTGATTTGGATACCTTGGATCTGTTTGTCAAAGCCACTTACCCAGATCTGCGTAAGTGTATGAATCTCTTGCAAGAAAACAGCATCACAGGAACATTGGTCAAACCCGCAACATCAGGGCAATCAACTCAGGACTGGAAGTTGCAAGCAGTTGACTTATTCAAGCAAGGCCGTGTGCAGGATGCTCGCAAAGCTATCTGTAGTCAGGCTGGTGCCGAGGACATGGACTCCATGTATCGTTGGATGTACGACAACTTGGAACTGTGGAGTCAAGATACACACAAGCAGGATCAGGCCATTGTAATTATTCGCAATGCCATTGCTAATGTTCCGTTAGTAACTGACCAGGAAATCAATCTAGCAGCTTGTTTAATTGAGTTAGGGCAGTTAGCGTGACTGATTGGTTAAGTAGCAACTCTTGGATCTTCGTCAATTATGTTCCGGGTAGTTTTGGTAGTTTTTTAACCAAGTGTATTGAAAGTAGTACAGGAGTTGCCGGAACTAAAGAAAAAAATTTCTTTGATCAAGACAATGCCAGTCATTTGGGAATTAGTATTTGGATACACAAATTTCACAGTGGCGATGATTTAAAATATTGGCATGATCTTGATCATACACAACGTCTAGAATTTCTTCAATTAAATATTCAACCTACTCAGCACATGCAACGTCGAGTACATAGATTAACAAATCCACGAATCAACAGAGAAATACAACAGTATTTTCCAAATGCCAGATTTGTCAAAATATGTGTACAACCCGATATGTTATCATTTGTTACTAAACAAATGGCTGATAAAACATACACGGAATGGATTAAAAAAATTGCAACTATAAATCCGTCGTTGCATCAAGTCATCGACAGGGTTCCAGAAAGTTTATCTAGAAAAAAATACCTAGATGAAAGTCAAAAATATATCGAAACAATTATTGATAACACAGAAGAATTGCATACATATAATTTTGATGTTGCTAATTTTGTTAATTGGGAAAGATTTACAGCGGCTATAAATCGATTGTACAAGTGGCTTGACATTCCACCGGCTGATATACAAGACATTTATACAGAATTCCACAAAAGACATCAACCTTTTGTGGAATCTGTGCTGTAAAATATTTTAATTAGAACAAGTTATAATTTTGACACAAAGATGTAAGTAACATACTACCAAATTTTTATTTGGTAACTTAATTAAACAGAGGAAAATATGAGAAAATTAATTGCAGGGGTTACTATGAACCCAGAACAGAATGTTGAATGGTACACAGTTAAATTAAAAAATCAGGACGGCACTTACAATACACTTCTTTCTGAAAAATTTGATCGTAAAAAATCCTACGGTGTAGATTTTGCCATCGAGACTGCAGAAAGAGTTCTAACAGACCAATTAATTGCTGCGTTAACTACCGAAGAAATTGCATGGATACGTACTATTGATGCAGTAGAGTATCAAGAAGAAATAAAGACTGCTGGATTGCAAATTTAAAATGCGATATTTTCTAATCAGTTATTACAAAAAGCCCAACGGTCAAATGGACGAAGTTGTTGCTGTTAGCAATAGGTTAAAACACAAAGACCGCCAGACAGCCGCAGTTATACTTGACTTTCAAACTCAAAGTGTGCTACAATGTAGTATGAATGGTACTACTGTTCCTAAAGATTGGGATCGTATAGTGTCATTCTATTATCAGCATTATGCTGCTACATTTGATAGGTTAGCTAAAGAAAATGGAATTGAATTTAAAACGGCAGAACCCGAACCAGAAGTTAATCTTAGTTGATTGCGATGGCGTAATCCTTGATTGGGAGTACGCCTTTGATGTTTATATGCAACAGCATGGTTTCAACAAGGTAGAAGGCGGTGGTCTTAAGTACAGTATTGGTGCACGTTACAACATTTCCGACGATCAAGGTCGTAAACTGATAAAGATCTTTAATGAATCTGCCCATATCGGCTTTTTACCTCCGTTACGCGATGCTATGTACTATGTCAAACGCTTGCACGAAGAACACGGATATGTATTCCATACCATTACCAGTTTAAGCCAAGATCCCAATGCGTGTGAACTACGTAGAATGAACTTGCAGAAATTGTTTGGGAAAACGGCATTTGAACATTTTGTGTTTTTAGATACTGGTGCTGATAAAGATGCAGCATTAGAACCGTATCGTGATACAGGATACTACTGGATCGAAGACAAGATTACTAATGCCCAAGTGGGACGAGACCTTGGACTTCGAAGCCTGTTAATGGAACACGGACATAACATGGACTACACAGATTCTGAGATTCCCCGCGTTCGAAACTGGCGGGAAATCTACGAGATCGTTACAGGTTAGTCTTGGTATATTCCCAACACTGTTGTAATAATTGAGTGACGTTGAATATCTTTTGTACCTAGTTGGCACACTTGTAGGCCTTTAGACGGAGTCCGCTCTAACCTAGCAGCGATGTCGATTAGGCCGTTGTTGACCGTGGTTCGATCTGTTTGTTCAACGTCACCCGTGACCACTATTCTGCTGCCTACACCTATGCGTGTCAGCAGCATTTTCATTTGGCTGGGAGTCGCATTCTGCATTTCATCGGCGATGATATAGGCAGACTTAAAGGTACGACCCCGCATGAATGCCAAGGGTGATATCTCAATAATGTGATCTGCAAGCATTTGTGCAACATCTTTAGGCGAATAGTATTCATGTAATACATCCAATAAAGGTCTAGTCCAAGGCTCCATCTTTTGATTTAGATCGCCTGGTAAAAATCCATGTTTTTCGTCGTCGACACCGACAGCGGGACGAGTCAATACTATTTTGTCAATTTCTCCTGTGCGTAAGGCTTTGATAGCAGCTTGCATGGCCAAGTAAGTTTTACCTGTGCCTGCTGGACCTACTGCTATAGTGATATGGGTTTCCGGATCAAATAAGCTCAATACCAAGCGTTCTTGTGCTCGACTTTTTGGTATAATTTCTATGGCTTTTTGTCGGGTTCTTTTTTCTGGTTGGTTAAAGTTGATGGTGTTTTCTACTTCGTAATGCTGTTGCTTCTGGCGTTGCGCCTTTACTCCTCTGGCTCTGCTCAAATCAGTTTCTCCTCGGTTGAACACAGTTTTTCCTCGCTACCCTACACATACTTACACCGGTAATCCAGCGAGTTTAGTGTGCTGTGTTATTGACTGTGATCTGCCATAAGTATTTCTCTAGGCGGCCAATATTCAAAAACTCACATGCTTGATGTTTGTTATAAATACAACACTATGGCAAACAACAAACTCGACAAAGACATTTTTAAGAACCACGAAGACTACTGGCTTGTGGCCGAAAACATCAAAAATTTATACTTGTCAGAAGGCAGTTTGCTGACCCTTCTAGACTTTGAACGAGTATTAGATGACTTAGATTTATACGCATTTAAAAACTGGGGTCTGGGAGAACTGGTCAGCGGTCCTGACATTGGCAAATACAAAGTAGGGTGCATTTTCATGTGGCCTGAAAAGCTGATGCCGGATCCCAGAGGTGCCCGTCGTTTGTTGCCGTTTGATTGCGAAGTCAGATTCAAGAAAACTACAATCAAAATCCCAGTAAAGATCGAAGAACCCGATGACTATATTCCTGGCACACGCAAGGCTCGCTTGATCGAAAGACCAGTTTGGTTGGTTGAAATTGTCATGCCCAAGAGTTTAATGAGCGATATACGTACAGGTTCAATCGAAATGGAAGATCAAGACATTGATTTAGAAGAACTAGATCAAGCCTACGAGCAGGATCTGGACCAAGAAGAATTCAAACAAGATGAACAAAATGAACAACCAGCACCCACAGTATAAGCCACTTACAGAAGGTCTAGAATACAAGGACATGGTGGGTATTCTCAAACCCACCATGCACGTGGATGAATTTTCTAGCAAAATGGGTGATGACGATGATGTCATTGTTGTTAGTTTTTTTGTGCGTAACAAACAAGCAGCACAAGATCTAGCTTCTTGGTTCGAAAAAGGTTATGATTGGGTATTGGATGCCGATATCAGTCCGGGAGAAATCAAACCCGGACGTTTCTTGGTTTATATTGAACTGCGTCGCAGAAGTTCAGCCGGTAGAAATTTAGCCGTTGCAGTCGACGATCTTGCCAGTTTAACTGAGCACGAACCCGCAGACTGGATCATGGTCTACAAAGACAACGAAACACCATTTAGCCATGAAGAGTTTGATCTTCGAGTACCTCTAAGTCCCAAACAATATCGCAAAGAAACTGAAAGTGGTTTGAATGAAATGCGAGCAGCCGCCGGTATTGATCCAAAACAAATTTACAAACGCGAACGAGATATTCAACAGCTACAAGCCGCAGCTGGTATATAAACATATTAAACAATTTATTTTATATGAAACTTAAAAGTTTTGGATGTAGTTTCATCTACGGCAGTGACCTTGCTGACGAAAAAACAAGACCTCATGAGCATCGTGCCAGCGAATTAACATGGACTGCTTTGATGGCCAAACAGTTTGGACTTCAATATGAATGTTTTGCCAAAGCCGGCTGCGGAAATTTACGAATTTTAGAGAGAATAATTCAGCAATCATGTATATCAGATAAAAATGATCTGTTTGTAATTGGTTGGTCTTGGATTGATCGTTTTGATTATTACGATATCTATGACAGTAAACAATATCATTATTCAAACTGGAAAACTGTTCTCCCTAAACAAGAAACAACTCAATCCGATATCTATTATAGAAATTTTCATGCTCAATACAAAGATAAATTTACAACTTTGCTTTACATACGTGCTGCGATTGACACACTGAACCAAAAACAAATTCCGTTTATTATGACCAATATTGACAATCTAATTTTTGAAACAGAATGGCATGTAGCTGATGCAGTATTAGACTTACAAAAGTATGTGGGACCGTGGATTACCTCTTTTAACAACAAGACATTTTTAGAATGGAGTCAAGAAAATAAATTTCCCATAAGCGATGCTAATCATCCATTGGAACAAGCACATCGAGCAGCAGCCGATTTAATATCTAATAAAATACAACAATCCAAGTTGCCCGATAGATTAATATATAGTAAATCTTATTGACTCGTAGATACATTAATGTTATAATTACAGTGTGAAAGATTATTACAAAACATTAGGTATTAATAAATCAGCCGCTGCTGATGATATCAAAAAAGCCTACCGCAAATTGGCCAGTCAGCACCACCCCGATAAAGGTGGTGATACTGCACGATTTCAGGAAATACAAGAAGCCTACGCTGTTTTAAGCGATGTAGAAAAAAGACAGCAGTATGATAACCCCGTGCCGCATTTTTCTCAATCAGGCGGAACAAACTTTGATTTTGATGCAATATTCAACATTTTTGGTGCTGATCTTAGAAATCAACGTAGACAGGCACCGCGTCTTAGCATTTGGATATCGTTAACTGATGTGTTCATTGGTGGTCCTAGAACACTATCATTGCAGTCTGATATAGGAACAAGTCAAATTGAAATTGATATTCCAGTTGGTGTCAGAGATAACGACAATATTCGTTATCCTGGACTAGGGCCAGGAGGCCAGGATTTAATAATAAATTATCGAATTCGCCCAGATCCCAAATGGAATCACGACGGTACAAATATTATTACAGAGATTTCTGTGGATATATGGGATTTAATATTGGGAAGTGATTTGACAATAGTAGACATACTGGGGAAAGAGTTAATGGTCAAAATACCTTCAGAAACACAACCTCAATCAATACTAAGAGCACGAGGCCGGGGACTTCCTGCCAGAAGATTAAATGGCGATCGCATTGATTCGCCACCCGGTGATTTGCTTATTAAATTGCATGCCAAAATAAACTCTCCAGTGGATCCCACTATCCTACATGCCATTAGGAAATCCCGTGGGCAATAAATACCGTATGGAACTGACACGCCGTACACTACGACTTAAACTAAAGCCAGCCGATCTACACAATCAATGGGCCAATGAAGATCTAGTGATTCGCATGCTTCAAGTCATGCACGAACACCACGGCATTGGACTTGCTGCCAACCAAGTTGGCGAAAGAATTCGAATGTTTGTAATGTACATTGACGGACATAGTTGGGGCTGCTTCAATCCCGAAATAGTGCAAACTTACAACGACCTTACCGAATTTGACGAAGGATGCTTGAGTTTTCCCGGAGAAACGTGTATAATAAAACGTCCCGACACTATTGATGTACGTTACTATGATGTAGCCGGGATTGAAGTGGTTGAAAAACTAACAGGGCTGGCCAGTAGATGTTTCCAACACGAACTGGATCACTTAAACGGTATTACCATGCACGATCGTTACAAGGAACAAAATGCAGAACAATCCGGAAATTGAACAAATCATCGAACAGTCTGTTCGAATTGCTCGAGACCGACAGCACGAATATGTGCTAACAGAACACTTACTAATGGCCCTACTGCAACATGCACCATTTAGAGCATGTTTAATCAAATTCGGTGTAGAAATAAATCATTTTGACCGAGACCTTTCCAAATACCTAGACGGCTTGACTAACTTGGTCAAGGATACACCCGACTTACAGCCCAGAAAAACTAATGGCCTAGAGCGTGTGTTTAATCGTGCGCTGACACAGGTCTTATTCACTGGTCGTAGAACAGTGACCACAGCAGACTTGTACTTGGCTATTATGGCCGAAAGCAACAGTCACGCTCACTACTTCCTGCTCAAGTACGGTGTTACTAAAAATGAATTTGTAAAGTTTTGGGACACAAACTACAATCACACTTCGGCCGGCAGCATTACCGATCAGCAGGCCAACGAGATCTTAGAAGAATACTGCACTAACCTCACAAAGCTGGCCACAGAAGATCGTTTAGAACCGGTAATTGGCCGAGAAACAGAGATTGAAGAAATGGTCACGGTATTGGCACGAAGATTCAAAGCCAATGTGCTGATGGTAGGTGATCCGGGTGTAGGCAAAACTGCCATTGTGGATGGTCTTGCACAGCGTATTGCTAAAGATGATGTTCCCGAATTCTTGAAAGGACACGAAGTCTGGAGCCTAGAAATTGGCTCCTTATTAGCCGGCAGCAAGTATCGCGGCGAGTTTGAAGAAAAGCTCAAGGATGTGATCAAGGCTTTAGAAAGCAAGAAGAACTGTGTGCTGTTTATTGACGAAGCACACACTATGAAAGGTGCAGGTGCAAGCGGTAACAGCAGCTTAGACTTTGCCAACATGATCAAGCCGGCTATCACCAAAGGCAGTCTCAAGGTTGTGGCCAATACCACATGGGAAGAATACTACGAATCGTTTGAAAAAGATCGCGCACTGATGCGACGCTTTTACAGACTTACAGTGGATGAACCTTCCGCAGAAACCACAGAAAAGATCTTGATTGGACTCAGCCCAAGATTAGAAAAATTTCACAATGTCATGATCGACACAGAGGCCATGCTGGCAGCAGTTGAACTGTCGGGACGTTTTATCACTGACAAAAAGAATCCCGACAAAAGCATTGACCTGATAGATGCTGCTTGTGCTAGAGAACGTGTCAAAGATGCCGGTACACTCACAGTCACAGCAGACCTAATACGTCAGCAACTGAGCCGTGTAACTGGTGTGCCTATGGATCGCCTGGAAAATACTACCAGTAAGAAACTCGCAGACCTTGATGCCAATATCAAAGAAAAACTATACGGGCAAGATTCTATAGTTGATCGAGTGCTGGAGCGTGTGTACATTACCTTTGCTGGTATTGGCAATGAAAAACGACCCATGGCATCATTCTTGTTTATGGGACCAACCGGCACAGGCAAAACTGAGTTGGCCAAACTGTTGAGCCAAAACTTGGACATGACCTTGCTGAAATACGATATGAGTGAATATCAAGAGAAACACACAGTCAGCAGTTTGATTGGAGCACCGCCGGGGTATGTAGGCTTCGAAGACGGCAATGTAGGTGGCGGCAAGCTGATATCCGACATCAGCAAGAATCCCTTTAGTATCTTGCTGTTTGACGAAATTGAAAAAGCACACCCTGATGTCACCAACATCCTGTTGCAGTTGCTGGACGAAGCACGTATTACCAGCAGCAACGGCAAGACTGTAGATTGCAAGAATACCATTGTTATCATGACTTCGAACTTAGGTGCCAGAGACAACGAAAATAATGCGATTGGATTTGGCCAGAGCTTGGAAAAAACTGGTGCCGAAGATCGTGCCATGAAAGACTTCTTCAAACCTGAACTGCGCAATCGCATTGACTTGGTCTGTAAGTTCAACAAGTTGGATTCTTTGTCGATTAAGAAAGTTGTTGTTAAGTTTGTGGATGAACTCAAACAGAGCTTAACTAACAAGAATATTCGTTTAAACTTGTCGGAACCTGCTATTGAATACCTAGCAGAACAAGGTTACGATTCCAAGATGGGTGCAAGACCTTTGAGTCGCAAGATTGATGAGCTAATTCGTGTACCTCTCAGTAAGCGCATCTTGTTTGACAATCTTAAAGACACCACTATCACTGTGAATTTAATTGATGGCAAATTGTCATTTGATAACTCTTTTGATCCTAACGAAGGTCGCCCAACTGTAGATAATAATGGATACATTGTCATTGATCGATTCAAACCTAGAACGTAAGGAATGCGGTGATCGGTTATTTTACGATCAGTACCGCTACAGCCTTAAACTGCGTATGAAGGATTTCAGCTGTTTGCGTGAAATGCGGAAGCCTTTGGTCAGCTTATCGGACGTGATCGAAATTGTTGCTCGCAGATTTGAACAACGTACCAAACTCAGCTATTGGAACCATGACCGGACCGTACCTGTACGCGATCAATTTGATTTGGTTTGTTTATCGGACTTGTTGACTTTTCTTTGGCCCTTAAAAAATCAGATCAAACTGGTATTTTCTGGAGACTGGGGATACATCTATTCCAACAACAAAGATTTATTACAGCAAATTGGCAGCAAACATTATATACATGTGTATTATATCAAAGAAGCTGTAGTAGATCGACCCAAAGACACTATCTTGCTCAAATCCAGTGCCTACAAGTTCAGAAGTTTTTTAAAAGAACGCTTATGGACCTTAGATGACAAGAATCGTATGTTGACTTATTTGCAAAATCAACCTGATATCAAAATTGGCAGAGGGTTACAGTATTGGCTTAAATATGAGACACGTTGGCTTTGGACCCGAAGATATCACTACTTTGACCATAACGACGCAAAAATAGAGCTGATGTTACAGCTGATTTGTCCTGGAATTGTCAGGACAACAATGCCCATTATTGAGGTAAATAACTGACCATGGCAAAAATACAAGAAGAAGTAATCGTAATTAAACTAAGCAAGCTAGTTAAAGACAACGGTGACGTTGCCGTCATAGCTACCGATGATATCATCTCTGCTCTGGCAAGCGTAGCTGAAGAGCTTGCCGGTGCAGGTATTATTGTAGAAGCGGAACGAGCATAAATGAAAACCACCACTCTGCAACTGTTGCCCACCACCACATACGGCACACCATCGGGCAACTACGATGGCAGTAGCCAAGACTGGGCCGGCGAAGATCAACAGGCTGCCAATTACTATGGCGGGTTTGGTACTCTGCAGACAGTGGCTTTTTTCCTATTGAATTTTCAAGGCATTATCAAAATTGAAGCTACACTAGATGCTGTTCCTGCTGTGGATTCAGACTGGTTTAAAGTCAGCGAGTTTGATTCAGCTTCTAGCGAAATTACTGAAAATTTTTCAAGAAACATAACAGGTTATTTTACCTGGATCCGCGCCAGAGTCGAAGGATTCGAAGCCGGCACTATTACCAAACTAACACTAAGTTATTAACAAATGAATATCTGTTCAATGTCTCTGGTGGCATGTGCTACCGGAGATGATCTTCGATTAGAAATAAAATTAGATAATCAAATAAAGTTTAGTCAAATTCTAACAACCAACCCAGAAACAATTTTGTTTGATTTTGCCGACGAAACCGACGATACACATGTCATAGAAATTATCCTATCTGGCAAACAACAAGATCATACTGTGTTGGACAACGATGGAAACATCGTGTCGGACAGAGTTGTAAATATTTCAGTAGTGAGTCTTGACGGAATACAATTGGGACAGTTATTTTTAGACAAAACAGTCTACACCCATAATTTCAATGATACTTCTCAAGAATTGCAAGATCAGTTTTTTGGTGTAATGGGTTGCAACGGATGTGTGCGGTTTGAATTTACAAGTCCAGTTTACTTGTGGCTGTTGGAAAATATGTAATTGCTAAATACTAGCATGAAAAAATTAGTTATTGTTCCGGGTGGATTTCATCCATGGCATGGTGGTCATACAGCACTGTATAACGCCGCACAAGCAGCATTTCCTAGTGCTGAAGTATTTGTAGCATCCACAGACGACACTGCTGAACGTCCTTTCCCATTCAGAGTCAAAAAGATTTTGGCACAAGCAGCCGGGGTTCCCGGTAATAGATTTATTCAAGTAAAAAGTCCGTTTCGTGCACAAGAAATCACACAAATGTACGATCCTGATACCACACAATTGATTTTTGTGCGTAGCGAAAAGGATCAAGAGGAAATGCCACAACCAGGCGGTGTTAAAAAGAATGGCGAGTTGGCCTATTTACAACCTTACAAACGAAACGGTCTTGAACCCATGAGTCAACATGGATATATGGCTTATCTACCAGTGGCACAGTTTGGCGGCGGTATGACATCGGCTACAGAAATACGTGCCAAATGGGCAGGACTGCGTGACGAACAAAAAATTAAACTTGTAAAAGAACTATATCCCAGCACGGTCAGCAATGATTCAGCAGCTGGCAAGCTTGTTGAAATATTAGATTCTGTATTAACTCAACCAGTTGCAGAAGATTTAGCCCAGCATGTAATTCCTATGGATCAGCAAAACTTAGTGGCCAATCTAAGCAAAGAATTGGCAAGTTTTGTATCAATGATCAAACGTGGCAATTACATCGAAGCCCAGCAATTACTCAACGGTGAGATCGCTGCCAGAATGTATGACCTGACACAAACAGACCAACCGTTAGGCAACAGAGCAGAATACACAGAGTTAAGCCCGTTAAGCAATGCCTACAGCAAAACTGACTACGTGGAAGAAAAATCTATCGGCCTATAACTCCTCCATTAAATACATACATAATTTAAGAGGAAGTTATGGCTGAACAACAAATCCAAGTAAACGTCGACTACTTACGTACTACAAAAGTACATATCTGCATGCCTTGCTACGGTGGCATGCTAACAGAACAAACTTTTATGAGCTATATCAAATGGGCTAACACTTGCCGTCAATTAGGTATTGATTGGACCATAGAAACCATGACCAATGAAAGTCTTATTAGTCGTGCCCGTAATACTTTGGTAGCTAAATTTCTCAATAATCCAGATTCAACACATTTAATGTTTGTGGATGCCGACATTGGATGGGAACCGTGGCACTTGTTGGTCATGCTGAATAGAGATGTAGATGTGATCGGTGGCTTGTATCCTATGAAAACTTTACCAGTCAAGTGGGTCGTGAACGGATTCGACGGTGCCGAAGAAGGTCCAGATGGCCTGCAAGAAGTAAGCAAGACCGGTACAGGCTTTATGTTGGTTAAACGTCATGTATTTGAAAAATTAAATGAGCATCCTGCTGTCAAGCCTTTTAACAACGACATTGGTCTCCCGAAAGAATTAGATAAACATCTCAAAACTTATTATGATACTGCGGTACGTGAAAATCGTTATTATAGTGAAGATTGGACTTTCTGCGAAAACTGGCGTGACATAGGTGGCAAAATTTGGGTAGACAAGCGTGTGTTGTTACGCCACACGGGAAGTTATGTGTTTGACTTTGCTGCACAAGAGCCCCTGTACAAGGCCCTGCACGAAATTGCTGTACAAAATGGCACAGTGCCTGCTGCGGTAGTGGCTGCATCACCACCTGTGGCAGCTACACCTGCTACACAATTGGCTTCCAATGTCACTCCCACAGTCATTTCTTCCAACGAGCCAGCCGCTGCTCCAGCAGCTAAAAAAGCCGCCAAGAAAAAAACAGCTTGACCCTATGCAATCTTATGTGATAACATTATTTGAACATGAAAATAGTCAAAGGTTATTACAGGATTGCTTGGCCAGCTGCCGCAAGTGGGGATGGTCAGCAGAGCCATTTCCGGCCACATTAGGCACCGCAGTAACAGCCCAGCATTATGAACGTGCTGGGCTTTACCTTAACCCTGCTACCAAAATATATCAACGCCCTGGACATCAAGGTTGTTTCTTCAGTCACTGGTATTTGTGGCATCGGTGTGTTGAAATAAACGAACCCATTGTCGTACTAGAAACAGATGCTGTAATACAAGGTCCATTGCCGGTGTTGGACCTGTCGAAAGGCATACAAAAATTTCATCAAGATCGCGGCACTAAAACAGGTACAACAGGAACTTGGAGCAAAGGAGCACATGCTTATGCACTAAGTCCCGCACACGCCGCAGCATTGATTAGTGGTATTAAATCAACCGAAGTCAAACCCAGTGACAAGTGTATTGGTACCAGATTTGTGCCGTGGCATCACTGGGATTGGGATTTGGTTGCACTCAACCTCTCACGTGGTCCTTCGACAACTGCTAAACTTGTTGTTTAGACGGGCAGTTATACTGGCATGCCAACACTGGCGATTTTGTTATTTTTTGATAAAATTCAATAGTATCGGGTTGTTTTAATAGTTGAGTAATTGTATTCTTTTCTATTTGAAAATTCTTTTGATTTTTACCAAATATTGTTTTATAATAAAATCTATGATCTTTCACATAGCAACATGGAACATAATGACCTGTTGCCGATATAAAGTGTTCCCTTCCGCTGGTACACTTTGGATCTATAACAACATTGGTTCCTTTCATAAGGCTATTTTGTAACGAATATCTCGGTCCGAGAAAATCTGCATCTGGCACAAGATATTGTGTTTTTTCGTCGAATCTGTCACTGGGATCCAGTAAAAATTCATCTATACCCAAATTCATTGCCAGCTGCTGTGCCTGGTTAATTTGTGTTTGATTAAACGCAAATGGAATAAATTTCCAAACTGTTCGACAACTGGATTGAGCCATGATTTTAATACCGAGTTCTATGGAAACCCAGTCTGCATTTTTTCTATACTGTGTAAAATTATCTGGAATACCGTCGATAGAAAAATATATAGAATCATCTGCAGTTAAAATTTTAGCTGTAATATTCCACCAGTCTGTGTCTTTATAACTACCATTGGTTACCACAGTGATATGGCTGCCGCGATTCTTTAATTTTTGTAACAAGTCGTGAAATTCTGGATGATATATAGGATCTCCGTAAACTCCGCATAATATAATTTTTAATCCTGTTAAATCAATATCTAAAAAATTCATTAAAGAATTGACATTGATACTTTTATTTGTCCAGTGCTGTGGCCATTGGTTAATAAATTGAGTTCTTGCACATCCTTCACACTTTAATGTGCATATATTAGTGGGTTCTATATGAAATCCAGTTATTTTATTAATCATAATGTTTATTTAAACGGATTAAATACAGTATACAAATAAAGACTATGGACATCAAAGAGCTCGAAGACTATCGCCTTAGCGATGCTATTAAATTTCACACACATCTGAACCCTCGAATCTGGGGCCGTGACGAACATCTGTTGCCGGAAGTTAGAGAAAAACTTATGGCCATTGCTGCTGACTTCAAGGAGTTTCTGGGCTTGGATTTAGAAGTTAAAGACATTACCATCTCCGGCAGTAATGCTGCTTACACTTACACAGATCACAGCGACATCGATCTACACTTGGTCACAGACTTGCCCCGAGCAGATGCCAGTGAAATATATCGCGAACTGTTTGATGCCAAAAAATATCAGTACAACGATCAGCACAATTTTAAAATTGGCGGATACGATGTAGAACTTTATGTGCAGAACGCCAACGAAAATCCCAAAAGCCAGGGCATTTATTCAGTGCAGGACAATAAATGGATTAGTGTTCCTAAACGACGCAAACCCGAAGTAGACGACATTTCAGTACGGAGCAAGTACGAAGATCTGGGTCAGCGTATCGAAGCTGCCATCAAATTGGGCAATCGAGAACAGTTGGATTCTTTGGGCAGAAAGATAAGAGAATTTCGCCAGGCCGGATTAGATAAGACCGGCGAGTTTGGCCCAGAGAATTTGGCATTCAAAATACTACGCAGCAACGGCACATTGGATCAACTACGTGCTGCCAGATTAGCTGCCCGAGATCAAGAACTCAGTATAGAAGAAGCCAAGAAAAAGAAAAAGAAGAAAGCATTCCGGTACGGCTTTGGAGGCGTGTTTTTTCCCGGGTATCATTACTATGGGCAAACAGATGCTGCCGCAGACGGTGGTGGCGGCGATGGTGGTGGTGAAAGTGTAAAAGAATCTGCTGTATTTTTGAATCCCAACGCAGTGATAGTAGGACAAGATCACAATAAACCATTGAATCTCTCGCCCGACACATTGAAAAAAGTCCAGGCTATAGCTGCTAAACACGGTGCTCGGTACGAAGGCAATGGTAAGGATCGCACTTACACAAAAGGACAGATTGACAAATATGTAGGCAGCTGGGACGATGAGGTTGCTAAAACTGCCGGCCCAAATGATCCAAAATGGTTGTATGTTTTGTTTGCCAATGTAGATGAAAATAATAGAGTTCAACGAGTTGGTGTTGACGCCCAAGATACAATATTCAATAGATTACTGGCAACTGCCAAGGATAATTCATTCCAAGGAATAGGATTTACATCACAAGCACTGCAAAAGTTTTTGTCAATGGCCAGCGAAGGCAAATATGATTTTGTAAATATGAGTCAACAACCTGCTACACAAGAAAATCTCACTCGCTTTCTCAAAGCAGGAGAGTCCTTGATGTGGCCTAGCAATTGGGAACAATATCCCAACAAGGCAGGAAAAATAGCCAAAGCGGCCACAGTTGATGTTAGAGATCAATATCTTGCTACAAGAAAAGCAGGTGTCTACGTCACCGGAAGTGGGCACTTAAAGGCTGTTCAAGATATCACAGGTCAACAAGGTGTGACGGAAGATTCATACAAAGATACCGGTGGTACTTTTATGGATCGATTGGTTGGCGAGATCATGAATTATCATTCAATGCATGATACATATCCAAAACTCAATGATTTTACTAGTGGGGTAAAATCAAAACTGAAATCCTTGGGCAGAGACAAGACAGCTCGACTATTTCAACAAGCACTCAAGCAAGCTGCTGAACAGTCGGGTCAGACAGGTGTGGCGGAAGAGAGCAAAGGCATACGGGAATCTGCTGACGATCTGCAAACACAGTTGGAAAAGTTTGCTGCATTTTGTGTAAAGAAATTGGGAATTGAAAATCCTCCTGGCATACAACTAAAACGTGATCCCGAATGGTCACGTCGTAATGCCACATTTGGCCGTTATGTGCCGGGAACCAATGTCATGATCTTGAGTGTGGCTGATCGTCATCCCATGGACATCATGCGTACCTTGGCACACGAACTGGTACACCGCAATCAGGATGAATATGAACCCATGCCGGTTCATGCCGGAGAAACTGGCAGTGACTGGGAAAATGAAGCCAATGCTAAAGCCGGCGTGCTAATGCGTGACTTCGGCGAACAGAATCCCGATACCTTTGATAAGAAAGCCTTGGCGGAAGGTGAGTTAAATGAATATCGCGATGCTCTTTATACTTTTGTAAAGAGTAAATTTCCAACCTGGCCTGAGTATGTGTTAAAAGATTTTTTGTATCCACAAGCCAAGGGCATTCGTAACCAAGCCGAGTTGGATGATTTTCTAAAAAGAATTAACCAAGAATTTGGTAATTGTAAATGGACGCTGACTAAACTTCCAATCACTATGGATATCTTTACACCTAAAACTCAACAAATGATTAAAAGCCGAGAAGGTGGTTCAAGTAATCCTTTTCAAGTACCGCGTGATGCCGAAAGACATGCACAGCAATCAAAAATGATTCAGCAAAAGGGCGTGAGCACTGAACCAATTATTGTTGCTAAATTATCAAACGGTTAT